CCGAAAATGCACAAAAAATGTGGTTTGGTAAGGTTGACAAATAATAGCACATAATGATATTATATTTATAGACAAAAGAATAAACGGTTAAGAGCCGAAATCGCCCGACAATCACGGGAAAGTGAGTACACTCTTGACTTTTGGTAAGTTTCGACACGGACTTTCGCTACCGTAGTTCGGACAAAAAAGCCCTTGTAAATTGCTGAAAGGCAGTAAGTTTAAGCAGGGGCTTTAATTTTTTTGAAATTTTTTCTATTTTTTTTAAGAAAATCTCTTGACAGCGGTGGTCGAAAGTGGTAATATTTGTTTATCAACAGTAGGAGGTCATCAAAAATGACTAATAAAGAAAGGCAAAAGAGCCTTGATAAACAAAAGTGGGTAAACAGCGAAGATTTTGGCTATGATTTAAGCGGGAAACTTTTTTATTGCGACCATTGCAAGTGTCAAACGGAGCGCAATATGGTGAAAAGTTGTATGGCAAGTCAAAAACAGCGCGAAGAAAAGAGCCTTTGCGCCACGGCTTATAACAAAATGGTTAGAGGGGGAAATAAATAATGGATAAACTTTTACAATATTCTGGAATGTTGGAACGCTTTGCTTTCTTGTCGTTGCTCCGTTCGGGCAACAAAATTGTCGGGGAAACAGTTGATTTTACCGATGAGCAAAAAGAAAGGCTTAAAAATTATTCGGAAAATTTATAAAACCCGTTGACAAAAGTGGGCGTTGGTGGTAATATCAAAGAGTAATCAACGTTTACTCCTGACATAAAAACACATTGGTTACTAATTGCGTAGCGAGGTTTAACCTTGCCGCGACCGCGATTGCCGACTTATATGGGTTGGTTATGATAAGGTTATCTCGAAAGTTCCCTTATTATGTAAAACATACTGTCATATAAGCGGTTAGGGCGATGAACCAACCTAATTGCCCAACTCCTTTGCTTTGTATCAAATAGTGTTGCTTCTGCATTATTGTTTGTACATCTATAACTCCTTTATGCGGTCTGGGCGACACCGTACAAAAAGTCGCCCACTCCTTTATTTTTTGCATTATGAGCGTAGATAATTATGCAAATACAATAAACATTTGTAATAAAGAACTTAATAAGCGACTTAATAAAAAAGCGTTGTGGGACGATGATGAAACCGTTTCACAACTTTTTGATATTCTTTACACTGCCTATTGGCAACAAATTCATAAAGTTTTAGTGCCACAAGAGAATAAAACGGCGGAAGCGGAAATTCGCTCCCATATTAGGTGCATTATTTCTAATCACCTATTGCCTTTATATGCCAAAGTGGAAAAATTGAGCAAGATTGCAAAAAAATCGCCCGAAAATACAAAGTTATTGAATAAGTATATGGAACTTTACGATAACTTTTATGCGCTCGCGGCGTTTCGCTCGCTTAAACACTTTGCCCTTTATATGGAATTTGACACCGACCCGAAAGATAGGGTGTGGGAAAATGTAATGCCTTGCTTTGAGGGACTTTACTTTTATATAAACAAAATGGTGCTTGACGGCTCTATAAAACATATATGTAAACAATATCCGACGGGCTTCGGCAAATCATTTTCAGATATTGAAGCCATATCTTTTATATTTGGTATAAACCCTATAAACAATGATGTAATGAAAGTGGTGGGCAACCCCACGCTTGTGTCGGACGTTATGACGGGCATAGTCAATACAATGAGTAGTGCGAGATATGCCAAAGTGTTCCCATATTACGCACAATTTAACGGCAAGGAAGAGATTTTTTCCATTTGTAGAATAAGTCAGGGCAATCAGGGCATTTTGGTAATAAACGGCTCTAAACGCCCCAAATCATTCCTTTGTTGTGGAAAAGAAACCGCTATTGACGGCGGTCGCTTTAAGTATAGATTTTATGATGATATTTGTAGGTCGAAAGACAAGGAAAATATCAATGAACACGACAAGGACTGGGCGAGATATAACGATTGCTGGAAAAAGCGTGAGTACGACCAGTATAACTCATTTGAGATAGCGGGTGGCACTGCCTATTCAATTTATGACTTTTTGTCAAGATACAAAGAAAAGTTTGGCGCAAAAAAAGCCGTTCCCGATACTCGCTTTAAGTACACATATATAAACGAAAGCACTCGATTTGTTTCGGTGTCCTGCCCTAAACTTGACTTTGACACCGATGAAAGCACTTATCCCGCGAAATACTCAACAGCGGAAGCAAGGGAAGAACGCAATAGAGATATGCGTACCTTTATGGCGATGGAACAACAATCGCCATTACCGCCAGAGGGAACACCCTATTATTGGGATAATTTAAGATTATATACGGATTTGCCCGCAAAAGAGTGCAACGGTGGCACAAGAAGTGATTTTTCGTGGGCGGCACTTGACTTGCCGAGAAAAGGAAACAACTATGCCGCGCTTGGCATTTTCTATCGGGATAACAAGAGCAAGGACTTTTTCTTCACCGATTGCGTTTATGAAAAGAAACCGCTTGACGGGAAAATCGCCGATAAAGAGTTGTTGGACTATATTTGCGAAAAAATGGTTTTCCACAAGACAACTAACCTTGTCGTAGAAACAAACACGAACTCAATGATTGTAAGCGAGATAAGGAAAAGGCTTGCGGCACTTGGGTGGTCGTGCAATATTATACCGCAATACTCTTATGAAAATAAAGAAGTAAGGATATTTAATACTCAAAGCGCAATTTTGGAGCGTATTCGTTTCCCCGACCGAAAAATGTTCCCCGAAAGTTCAAATATGGGACAACTTATGCGCCACGTTGTTTGCTATGCCTATGACGGCAAAAACGACGACGGAATTGATATGATTTCGATGTTTGCAAAGGCTTTTGTAAGCAATGGTGTGAAAATGGGGGCGATTGAGGTGCTTGAAACTCGCCGATAAATATTACTTTTTTTATTAAAAATATGTTGACAAATATAAAAAATGTTTGATAATATAAAAATAAGGACATTGCGATTATGGAGAAGTATGTAATTTGCCCTTGCTGCAAACGGGCTGATAAGCCGCTTGATATTGAAGTTCCCGACGGATTTGAGGTGGACTTTGATATGCGACACTACACACATAAAACTTTTTGTGATAATTGCCGTAGAGTAATTAAGTATAGTTTTAAGCAAAAACAAAATAACTGATTTCTATTGCGCAGACAGTGGTTTGCGCTCTTTCTATTGAGGTATAACGTGATATTCGATTACGGCGGTATTAAAAAAATCAAAATCCCCTTTACCAAAGAGGAATTTTCTGCGTTTACAATAAACGAACTCATCTCGGTATATACGAAATATATGCCGTTTTGTTTGCAAGTTCATAATCTTAACGTTATCAAAGAAGATTACTTGTATAACTATTTTGTTGGCAAGCAGGATATTCGTACCAAAACAAGGGCGTTTCTTGGCGATGACGCAACAAATACCGACGCAAATCAGCGCGTTGTTGAAAACCACGCAAATGCACAAGTAACCTTTAAGGTTGACTTCTTAATGGGCGATGAAATGCAATTAACGCACAAATCGGACGTTGAGAGCGACGACCTTACCTATCTTGACAATTTCCTTGAAGATAGCGGATTTTTCACTGCTTTCCGCGAAACCAAAAAAATGATGTATGCGGTGGGCATTGGCACGACTTATTGTGTTCCCCGCACCGATATTATCGAATATGACGAAAACAATAGAGCGAGATATAGTAAAGAGTACGATAAAGACACTATGTCGCCGTTCATTTGTGAAGATGTTGACCCCCGCTATAACTTTGTTGTATATTCTAACTATTATGGTGAAGAACCGCTGTTTTGCGTGAGCATTATTGTTGACGACGCAAACGATAAGTGTGTATTTCTCATTAACAATGGTAAATTTACACTCAAATGCGAGGGGTCTTATCTTGGCGCAACTTCCGTGCCTTTTAGCGGTGATTATTCAATTTCGGAAATCACTAAAAACGCATTTACTAAACTTCCTATCATTGAACACGCTCGTAATAAAGAGCGTATGGGTATTATTGAAACCAACAAGGACTTGCTTGATGTAATCAACCTTATCGTTTCAAATAGTGCCGACGCAATCATTGACACCGTAAATAATATCCTTGTCTTTGAGAATGTGGAAGTTGACGAAGAAACCGTAAAGGCAATGCGACGTGGTGGCACGATTAAAGTAAAATCTTCGGGCGACCCGAATATGCCGAGCAAGGTTTACACGCTTGAAGTGAAAATGAACCACTCGGACGTCAATGTATTTTATGAACAAAGAGTAACCAAAGCATACGATATAGCGGGCGTGCCTATTGCAAGCGGTGTTACGACCACGGGCGGTCAAACGGGCAAGGCAAGACTTCTCGGCGGCGGCTGGGAAAATGCTTATACAAAAATCAAGGGCGATATTATCGGTATGAAAAAAAGCGACTATGCTTTGCTGAAACTTATCCTTGATATTTGCCGTACTGTCCCCGACACCAAAGTTGATGAACTTTCGGCAAGCCAAATTGAAATCAAATACAACATCAACCCGAATGACGATATTTTGTCCAAAGCGCAAGCGGCGAACAACTTGTATAACATTGGTATGCCTCCCGAGATGATTTTGACCGACACTGGGTTATCAATGGACGCGCACACTGACGGCTTTAAGTGGCAACAATATATCGACCAGAAAGCACAAAAGGAAGCGGAAAAGGCGGAACAAGCCCTTGCCGCAACCCAAAAAATCGTTGGAAACGGCGATAATAACGACGGACAAAACGATTACAACAAAAATAAGGCGGTTGCAAAGCCGAAAGGCTAACACATATATAAATTTCTCGACCTTGCAGAGATATAAATACAAGGCGGTCTATGCGGAGAGCCACTTCGCGTTTACAAATCAAGGCTGACCGACGGAGCATTATGGAACTCAAAGATTTACTCGGCGAAAATTACAAAGACGGTATGACGATTGAAGAAATCAATACCGCACTCGCAAACAAAAAGTTTGTTGACCTTTCAGGTGGCGGATATGTTTCCATTGACAAGTTCAAAGCAACGGAAAAAGTCGCTACCGACGCAAAAGCGGAACTCGAAAAAATAAGGCAAGCGTCTATGTCGGAAGAAGAAAAACGACAAGAAGAATGGAACGCTTTGCAAGCGCAGTTGGATATTCTTACCAAAGAAAACCAAAAGAACGCGTTTGAGAAGAAACTTTTGGCAAACGGCTATGACGCCGAGGAAACACAACAAATTATGGCGAACCCTGACGACCCTGCGATATATGCACAAATTATGAAAACCCGCATAGAAAAAATAGTCGCACAAAATAATGCGGAAAACTTGAAAAATAGTGTAAAATTACCGCAAGCAAGTCCCGACGGGAAACCTAAAAAACTTACCGATTACTCTATGAGAGAACTTAACGAACTTCGTGATAGTAATCCCGCACTGTATCGGCAAATCTTAAACCAAAAATAATTATTAGGAGAAAACTAAAATGGCAGTTTTTGATAGCAAAATTTTTAACGGCGAAGTATTTGAAAGATATACGCAGACCGTATCCGACCTGCGCAGGAATGAACTTCTTAAAGCAGGTGTTTTCGTAAACGTTTCGGGTGATATGAGAGCAAGATGTTCTGAACAAGTTGGCTCGCAAATCGTTACCGAACCTATTAAAGGCGCACTCGGCGGCAACCCCGTAAACTATGACGGCGCAACCGACATCGACGCAAGTTCTCGCTCGACCATTTCGCAAAAGAAAGTCATCGTCGGTCGTGCAAAGGCTTGGAGCGAACTCGACTTTTCGTCCGATATTACGGGCGGCGAAAACTTCTTGCCCCTTGCAAATGAAGTTGCCCACTATTGGGATAACGTCGACCAAAACACGCTCCTTGCTGAACTCGCGGGCATTTTCGCTATGAGCGACGCGGACGGCAGGAAATTCGTTGCGGCACACTCGTATGATATTTCGGGCGCAACCGACAACAAGGTTGGCGTAACCACGCTCAACACGGCAATTCAGCGTGCGGGCGGCGACAACAAAAACGCTTTCACCGTTGCAATTATGCACAGTGCGGTCGCCACGAGCCTTGAAAACCAAAACCTTTTGGAATATCTGAAATACACCGACGCAAACGGCGTACAGCGCGACCTTTCTCTTGCACTTTGGAACGGCAGGGTTGTCCTTGTTGACGACAATATGCCTGTTACACCTGTTTACACCGCTTCTACCGACACGTCCGTTCAGCCAGGCAAAGTGTACTACACCCTTTCGGGCGGCGTATATTCGGTTGTTTCAAATCCCACGGGCAATCCGTCCACCTCGAACTATTACGAACTTACGGGCGCAACCTACACCACTTACATTCTCGGTCGCGGCGCGTTTGAGTATGCCGATGTTGGCGTTGAAGTTCCCTATGAAATGGCAAGAGACCCCAAAACCAAAGGCGGCAAAACTTTCCTTTACAGCAGACAGCGCAAAATGTTTGCACCTCGCGGCATTTCGTTCACGAAAGACGGTGGCACTTCCCCGACGGACGCGGATTTGCAGGCTGGCGCGAACTGGGCTATCGCAAAATCGGCTGACGGCGCGGTTACTTACCCCCACAGAGCAATTCCTATCGCTCGTATCATTAGCCGCGGCTAATTACTAACAATGAGATTTTAGGAGATAAGATATGGCAGATATAAATTCACTGGTTGACAATATGAAAGACGAGTTCAAAAACGAACACGATTATTTGTCGGAAGATGAAGTCGATAGGCTTTACAATAAAGCACTTGGCATTTATCTTGACATATCTTTCCCCTATGCTCACGAAATCGTGGCAATCCCAGAAACTCGTCCCCGTGCGGTCGGCTGGGTGAGAGATTGTATGCAAGAAATCCTTGAAAGGAATGGCGTAAATGCTCGCTCTTACAGTGAAAACGGGCTTTCCATTGTTTATGACGCAACTATGATAAGCAATGGGTTAAGGGCAAGGCTTGTTCCGTTGGCAGGTGAAGTCAAATGAGATTAGGTAGTTATGTTTGGTGGTGTCGATATAATGGCGTGAACGAATACGGCTCGCCGTCATATCTTCCACCTATTAAAATAAAAACTTCTTTTAATTACTTTACTTGTCAGCCCATTACCGAGTATAATGATATTAAAGTATTTGGTGAAGATAGTTCTTCCACTTGGAAAGTGATGATACCCGTGGGGATTTATGAAAGTAAATTTCCGATTGGCGAAAAAGACCTTTTCTATGTGGACGGGGCAATGCCGAATACTAAATCAAAAGACTATGTAAGTGGCGACGGAGCAAACGCCTTTGTTAGCCGCCCACCTACCGTCGTCAATAAATTTACAAGAGTTTATTTGTCGGCAAGAACGGAAGAAAAATGATAGACAAACGCGGGCTTCAAAGATTTACAAAAGCGGTAAACTATTTGGCAGACGACAATAAAGAATATCGCCGAGTGATTGGCGGGGCATTAGCGGACGCGGGACGAAACGTCGCCGATGACGAGTTCCACAAATATCATTTTGAAAACGGTCAAGTTGGTTCGCACGAAATATATACGGGGCGCAACGAAATTACCGCGACAGGCAAGGGAGTTTATTATGCCGAATTTGGCACGGGCATACTTGGCGAGTTAGGCGATTACAAAGGGAAACTTCCCGCCGAAAACCGCACTTTTATCAGCCACGGACAAATCCTTTCAACCGACGGCTGGGTATATAACTATTATCAAAAGTTATATGATAAAGAAGCCGAGCCGTGGAATGGTTTTGCTCCGATTGCAGGACTTTATAAGGCTGGCGACTATTTGCGGAAAAATTGTGTTAAAATAGCAAAAGACGCTCTTCGCGGTGTCGGCAAAAGACGCTTTATGCGTTAAGGAGAACTTATGGACGAATTTCTTAAAGACTTAATTGAGTATATAAATAAAGGACTTCAAGCGGACGGCGGTTTCCCCGCCAAAATTAAAGTCGTTAGAGCATACTCAAAAGAAACAAAGATTGAAAGCCCGCAAGTATCTCTTTATGTTATAAGCGACGACGATACAACACGCGCCTCGACCTTTAATGCGGAACACGCAACCGATTATCCCGTACAATTCTATTGCTATTGGAAAGACGGGATTAAGTATAATGGAGTGCCTTACGGCGCACAACAAGGTGCGGAATTGCTTGGGAAAAAGGTTTCTAAACTCTTTGAAGATAAGGAAGCCACGATTGCATATAACAAAAATATAAGACTTGTAAACAAGGTTGGCGGTGCGCCTTTTGGTATGCCCGTGTCAAATGGCTCGGCGAACTACCAAACCGTGCCACGCTTTGTTTTTACTGTTATCAAGCCATACTCGGCTATCAATGAGTAAATAACTTTAAGGAGAATAAAAAACTATGGGAATTGCTTTGACCTCTATCGGTATTAAGATTTCCTATGCGACGGAAGCCACCAAAGGCACTCGTCCTACTACGGGATATAAGGTTTTGCCCGACTTAAAATCTATCCCCGACTTTAACCCCCAACCTAACACGGCTGACGCAACGACTTTTGACAATCTCGAATATACGAGTTATGTTAAGTTGCTTAAAGATATTGGCGGGGCTTTGGAGTTTAACGCGAACCTTACGCAAGATTTGTACGACGCGTGGTCGGTTATGATTACGGCTAACAACAATCTCACGGACGGCAAACAAATGTGGTATTGCGTGGATATTCCGAATTTCGATAAGTCGATTTTCTTTACGGGCGACCCGTCGGAAATGGGTATTCCGTCGGCGGAAGCCAACTCGCTTTTGGAAACTTCGGTTTATATCGTTCCCACGAGCGAACCCGTTTTTGCGGACGACCCCACTTACACCGAATAATCACTTGAAATGGAGAAATGTAAATGAGTAAAACTTCCATTAAAATCACTATCAACAACAAAGAGTATTCCTATGACTTTGCAAAGTTCGGTTTTTATGCCCTTTGCACAGCGGAAAAGGAATACGGGCTTAACCCCATTGAACTTGAAAACAATCCTATGTCAACAATCCTTTCCTTGTTTGCCTTTGTAGCGGGTATGGACGTTGACAAAGCGGGTGCGGAAATCGACGCTCACCTTGCAAATGGTGGGTCGTTTGAAGATTTATTCCCCTTGCTTACGGGCTTTCAAGAGTGCAGTTTTTTTCAGTCAATGGGCAAGAGCAAGAAATAATCGGGGATAACCCCACACAAACAAAAAACAAATCCGTGCGAGAGTATGGTAGTTTTTCATCTTGGATAGAGAATGAATTTTTACTGCCATACCTCAAAATCGGAGGCACTCGGCGAGAATTTTGGGAACTCACCCCACACGATATACAACTTGATTTTAAGGCATATCAAGAGCGTATGGAAGATGAGAGTAATAGAATGGTGCAAAGTGCGTGGGCAATCGGTCTTTATGTTAGAGCCGCACTTGCTTCCACTCCCGTAATTCTGGGATATTCAAAGCACTCACCCCCGAAATACCCCGACTTGCCCCAAATTAAGAAAAACGACGAAAATTATACCGAAAAAGCAAAAGACGAAGCGTGGGTTGAAAAAGAACGCCAAAGAGCGTGGGACTTTTTTGCGAATTTAGGTAAAAAATAAATGAGGTGCTAAATGGCGGATAACAACGAAATTGATAGCCTGAAATTAGGGATAGAAGTTGGCGACCTATCAAGTTCCGATATTAAAAACATAAAGGACTTATCAAGTAGTTTAGCCGCCCTTGATAAAGTGTTATCTTCCGAGTTTATGAAAAACTTGGAAACTTTGTCGCACTTAAAAATCAATGTAAATGTTTCCGAACTTAAACAAGCGGCGAAACAAGTGCAAAAAGCGGTTGCCCCTGAACTTAAAGGCGGGGCTATTCTTGGTGGCGACGTTGATATTGCAGAAGAAAAGAAGAAACTGCAAAAGGAGATAAAACAACGCCAACAGGCGATTGACGAAAACCTTGAATATTCTCAAAAAATCTGTGACGGCGCGAGTGGAAATCCGTTTCAATTAAGAGCGGAAGAGTTGCAAAAAGACCAAAACACTGCACAGGCGACCTTGCAATCTTACACAGAAATGGCAAAGGAAGCGCGAAAAACGAAAAAGGCACTTGAAAGCACTGTTTTCGGCGCAAATTCCAAAACTTCCTATCAATATATCGGCAAGGATTTAGTGGCGGTCAAACAAATCATAACGGGGACACTTGACAAAATCACTATTACCACAAAAGGCAAGTCGAATGAAGTCAAGAAAGCCATTGATAGCATATTTGAAGAGAGTGGCAAGTCCGCAAAAGATAGTGCCGCTGTATTTATCGAAAAAGGTGTTATCGAACCTGAAATCAAAGCCAATGAGCAACAAGAAAAGCATATAAGCCTTTGGGAAAAGTTTAAGCAAAAAGTTAAGAGCGTTGGCGATGTTATAAAGAAACTCGGCGACCGTGAAGATAAAGAAGAAAAGAAGCGCAAGGCTTCGGGTTATGTTGGGAAACTCGGCAAGGCAATCGTCCGTGTCGCTATTTATCGTGCAATTCGTGCGGCAATTAAGGGCATAGTTCAAACAATAAGTAATGGCTTGCAAGCATTTGCGGAGTTTAGCCCGAAATTTGAGCAGACAATGACGGCGTTGACTTCGGCAGGGCGGAACTTTAAGATGAGTTTCACAGCCGCCTTTGCGCCGATTTTGGAAAGCATTGCCCCCGCACTTATCCAGATTGTAAATTCATTTACACAATTAAATAATAAACTTGCGGAAACAATCGCCTACTTAAAAGGCGCGGGCGAGTACACCAAAGTAAACACCGAATATCAAGAGCAATATAATAAGGCAGTAAACCTTTTGCCCTTTGATAAATTCAATGTTTTACAGCAAAGCAGTTACGGCGGGTTTGAAAAGGCTGCGGTAGATACCGAGAAAATGGCGAAAAACGCGCCTAAATTGGAAAAAATAAAGGCAGTCATAACTTCGTTCAAAGAAGCACTTAAAGCCGTTGTAGCCGCGCTTGGAAAGGCTTGGGAATATATTAAGTCTATCTTTGGGGAGTACGGCGATGTAATTCTCACCGTTATGAAAGCAAGTATTGATTTTAGCAAATTGTTATGGCAAACGCTTGGCTCGTTGCTTAATGTGGTAAAAGTTATTCTTAACCTTGACTTTTCAAAGAGCATAATATATACTTCGCTAACGCTTCTTTCGGGCGTGCTTACAACGATTGTTGGCATTGCTAAAACATTTTTAGATATACTTAACTCTATCCTTAACCGTGATTTTTCAGGCTTTGGCGAAAGAGTAAAGAGTTACTTTAACTTTGGCTTTACCAAAAATTTGTGGAACAGAGGTCGTCGTGGTGGGTTTATTAAGGATTTCTTGAAATGGAAATTCCATATCGGCACTTATGCGACGGGCGGACTTCCCGATACAGGCTCATTGTTCCTTGCGGGCGAGCGTGGTGCGGAACTTGTAACAAATGTCGGAAGCAGTCAATCGGCGGTTATGAATATGCAACAACTGCAACAAGCGATTTATGGCGGTATGGTTTCGGCACTTTCGACAATGCAACAAGTTGGCGGACACGAAACAGCGCAACCTATCACGGTGAAAATCGGCGAAGATACGCTTTTTGAAATCACAAGGAAATCGGCAACCCGTAGAGGTCTTGATTTTGCAAAGGTATAGGATATAAGTAATGGCACTTACAAGTGATTTGCAAGAATATGAAACTCCGCAAACTTTGTTTATTGAAAGAGAAACAGGTTCAGAACTTGTTGTAAACGGCTCAAATAGTCAGTCAGCGGTTACGAATATGGAGCAACTGCAAAATGCGATAACAAGATGTATGGAAAATATCGAAATCAATATTGGCGGAGAAGAGGTAGATTATGGCATTAACGGCTGAACAACTTGCGAGATTGCCGCAAGCGTTGCAAGACAACTATAATAGAACAAGGCTTGATTTAGTGGAAATAGACGGGGAGAAGTTCTCGTCCTATTCCACTTTTACTTATTATGAGGCAAAAACCTATGTGAAAAGCCCCACAAGGTCGCAAACGGGCGCAATGGGCAACCTTAATTCCTATGCAACCTTTGTTACTCCCCGCCTTAAAATATCTTTTAACTATATGGATATTGATGTTTATAGGCGACTTATCCAACTTATCAATAGCAAGAATGAGTTTACGGTTACTTGTTATGATGTTGAGAGCGATACAAGGGTAACAAACAAGATGTATTTTTCGCCTAATGATTATCCCGAAATCTATCAGCAAAAACTCAAAGTGCTTGGGTTGCTTAATTATGAGATTGAACTTGTCGGCACAAACAACGACCTTGACTATGTTTCGTTGACTTATAATGCAAACACCACCGATACGGTCGCACAAATGCCCACAAGCCGCGAAATTCCGAAAAACACGAATGTTGTTATAGGCAATGGCTTAACGCCCACAAGGAGCGGATATGAGTTCGTTAAGTGGGGTACTTCGGCGGACGGCTCGACGTTTAACTATCTTAACGGCGAAGAATATCTTATTTATAAGAATACTACTCTTTATGCTATTTGGAGAGCAAGTGTATGATTGAGTATTCGGCAATAATAAAGTCCATAAGCGCGGCAACAAACGAGATTTCGGCAGCGACCTATGAACGCGGCTATGTAAACGACGGTCTTACGTCAAACACGGCAGATATTTTTAGCGTGTGTAATACACAGACAAATGTCGGCGCAACCCCGTTTTTGTTAAGTCATAGCAAGTTGGGCGGGGGGCATACTTTTGCGCCTAATAAGGTCGGTTATTCGATAGTAAGCATATATAGCATTTCGGGGACGGGTTTTTATGATGTGTATATCATTTGTGCCGCTCCCGCGCAAGGGCTTACCATTGCGTTTGACACCTATAATAACCGCTACCCCGCAAAAAGAGCGTTTGGAAACACAACCGCAAGTATATATATTAACGGACAATATTTTGATATAGATAGCGCAATTACATATTTTCCCGTTGCAACAAAGACGGAAAGCATTGGGACGTATGAAAACGTGCCATTATATCATATAAGTGTAAGTGCGGGTATGGACGACGCAGGCTCAAAAAACGGCAAATATCCCACTATTATCAGCGGCATTAACATAGGTGTAAGATATGCGGTTGATAAAATAAATATGGTTGATATGGATATATCTCAAAGCGATAGACCGACAAACAATAAACCTATTTTCGGCGTTATGTCGGGAACTGCGTCGCTTAAAGTGAAAGACGACGGCAGCGAGTTGCTTGGATATGTGCAAAACAAGACAATAGGGCGCAATAGCCCCGTTGAGTTTATAATTAAGAACTCCACGGCAAACAAACAACAAAGTGTCGCTAAAATGCTTATTTCGGACTTAAAATACGATGTAAACAACTTTAACATCGACCTTGAATTGTCCGACGGGCTTTTGGAATTACAAGAAACCGAAAGCAACGAGATTAAAATGAGTACAACGCCGATGACCGCAAAGGCTATTTTTGAAAGGTTAAAGGCTTATGTAACGAAATATGAGTTTGCTGTTACGGCAAATGCGGAAACGATAATGTCGTCAACCACAATAAAATATCCGTTTTTGGAACAATCAAAAGTGTGGGCGGCATTTGATAAACTTTGCAATCTATGTGGATTGTATATGTATATGGGTGCGGACGGCAAAATCGTCATCGACACGCAACTTCTTTCGTGATTATGGCAATAGTAATTAAAGCAAAAAACATATACGGCGATATTGATAATAACAAAATTGTCAATAACGAGATAAAGACTGTAAACTTTTCGGAAAATAATGTTACGGTCGTTTCCAACAAGTCGGTTGGCAATACGGGTTTTAGTGGATATACGAGTGAAGAATGTACTTATTCGCGTGCGCCATTGACGGCGGAACAACTTACGGCGCGAAACACGGGGCTTACGCTTAAAGAGCGCGCTGACGGTCAAATATATACTTATAGACAAAATTATTATATTGCATATTTTCAGGCGAATGTGCCTATTTCGTCGCCCATTGATTTATCGCAAGCATTATCGTTTGATTACACTTACACAACGGGCAGAGGTCGTAAAGGCGGTGGCGGAGATACCAAAACGGGAACAATTACGGGCAATGTCGCGCAATATTATGACAACTATGCCGCGTTTAGGAATGTTAGCGTTGAGTTAAAAGACGGCGAACAAGGATATGCGCCGAAATTTGAGTTAGGTGTGCTATTAGACGGCACAACTTCTAACAACTTGTCTTTGGCGTTTGGGATTGTTTATGACTATCAACATACATATCCTGTATCATATACGGGATTTACATACGTTGAGGATAGATATTTGGTACAATCCGTTTCGGCAAGCATTGCGGGACAACAATTTCAAGTATCAAGCGCACCCGTTTCAATCGGCACGGGGACTTTCGCACAAAGTTTATCATATAATGAACTTTATCAAACGGAAACTAAAATAACAATCGGGGGAACTACTGAAAAAATCGGCACTTTTCTCGCAAATAAAATTATAAATAAGTGGACAAATGGTAAAGAAACTGCTAAACTATTAGTAGAATATGGCGAATATTATGACACTGACGGCAATTTAGTCAAGAGCGTTGAAAGCAACGACAAGTCAATGATATTCAAAATCGGTGAAGTTGTGCGCCCTTATGTCAACTCGGTTAGTGGCGACACGCCTATGTCTAAAAACATTGACGGGACACCAAAAGACTTTTTGATTATTGGGGTAGAGCCTTTCTATGACGGTGCTTGTTGGCAAAGGCTCACTCTTTTAGAATATTGAGGTATTTATGGCAAATTTTACACCTAAAAAAATAGACACCAGCACAATCAATTCGGGGCAGGAATATGCGGTTGGCGACCTTGTTGCACCGAGCGCAATTAACTCGCCGATTGAAAGTGGCTTGTACACCGAGATTATTGCGGACGGACTTACGCAAGCCCCCGATATAAGTCAAATCGCAGGGAGCGGCACGCCCGCAGTTGAGTTTGTGGACGGCACGACAGTCAATGGCGTGAAAACAAAGAAGTTCGCTTTCAAAAATCTTGTTGGCGGGGGTGGGTATGCTTCTTTTGTTGGATATAGTGGAAACGAAAAGATTGTTGTTTCAAGTATATCCACATCGACTTACTTTGATGTTCCGCTTACAACAGGCGGAGCAAATTCATTTGTTATAACGCCAAAAATAAATGATACCACTATCTTGCCTTTGGTAGTTTCGGCAAATGATACTCCCCATTATTATCCGTGCGTGGTTCGTACGCTTTCGCCTGCGCTCGGAAAGGTAGGTTTACGAATACTCTCTACAATTCATATATAATAGACGGAGATAAACGATGAACGATATACAAATTGAAACCAAAAACTCACCGTGGTATGAAGATGAAAAGTGGCACTGGTATGTCAAAAACACTGTATCATTAAGATATAAGTTTGATAATTTAGAAGTTGCCACGGGCGACCGCATTGAAGTGCATTTCTATGACCGCAAGGGCGCGGAAGTGCTTTCTTACACTTATAACAACTTGGAGCAACAAACAGACCCCGTTTCTGGCACAAAGTTCGTCCAAATCATTATTGATATTGACGAAGTGGATAGTGAGAAACTTATAAGGGGCGATTATGTGTTCTGTATCACCTATTACGGCAAAGACGAGAACGGCGAAGAGAACATTAAAACCATTTGTGCAAATCAAAATGTTGAGGTATTAAGTTGCCACTAATAAATGACGCTAACGATTTCGGCGTAGATGTATATGTTGATGTCGTTGGGAAAGACAATATAAATGTTGAGATAGGCGCGGACGGCTCAAAAAAGGACGTAAATGTCAAAATTGAAGAGCCGCAGGGTGCAAGTGTTACCGCCGATGTTTTAGGGCGTAAAAACGCAAATGTGAGCCTTGCCGCAGACGATACCACCTTATCCGCTTATACGAATTTGAGTGGGGCAGAACCACAATATTTCCGCGACCACGTTCTCAATATGAATAACCCGCACCAAACGACGGCGGAGCAAGTGAAAGCCGTGCCGTTGGAGTTGGACGGTTTTGCACGCATTGACCCAACCGCAAACACCAAAGGTTTTCGGCAGCAAGCGTTTGTCTATGTCAACAAGGGAAATCAAGGTTTCCGAATGTCCTTGCAAGAGATTAAGGACTTAAACACTAAAATAGTTGACGCAAAGAGCCACAAGAGCGTAAACTCGGCGGATTTGAGTGTCGGCGATTATATTTATAGCGAAGATTAAGGAGATATTTTATGGCTGAAAAAAGAAAAATCCATAGAGTAGTGGACGCACAAGGAACACTTGTGCAAGTTTTGCCCGAAACGAGTGCGGAACAAGTTACGCTTGCCGATACCGCTAATAAGTTTACTTCAACGAATGTTGAGGGCGCACTTGCCGAAGTTATGCAGGTTGCACAGACAGGTGGTGTTACGGGCGTTAAGGGCGACGCGGAAACCGAATATCGCAAAGGCAATGTCAATATTACAAAGGCTAATATAGGACTTGGTAATGTAGATAATACGGCGGACGCAAACAAAGTTGTAAAAGAAGCGGGAAAGACGACGCGCGCGCTTCGTGTTGTAGGCAATGATAGCACAAACGCTGAAAAGTCCATAACTTTTGACGGCTCGGCGGACAAGGAAGTTACCTTTAATAACGGCGATTTTGTTACAACGCTCACGGGTAGCAATTTGCAAGTTGCGATTGCGGACAAGGGCTATGCGACAAAAACCTATGTGGACACGCAAGACGGCAAGAAACTTGACAAGACGGGCGGCACGATTACGGGCAATTTGTCGGTCAATGGTGGCGTAACGGTTGGCGGAAATCTCACGGTCAACGGAACGACGACCACGATTGATAGCACCACGCTTCAAGTCAAGGATAAGTTGATTGAAGTTGCCCACGGAAACACCACAAAACTTACAAGCCCTGCTGGTTTGGTTGTGCCTAAATACGACGGCACTAATTCAGGTGCGCTTGTCTTTGACGGCGACGGAATGGCGCAAGTCGGCAAGGTTGTGCTTGACGCGGCTGGCAACATTGATACCACAAAGAGCGGACTTCAAACGCTTGCAACCCGCACTAATCTTGTCGGGGGCAATTTGGTGCAATATGACAGCACTAATAAGACACTTGTGGATAGTGGCAAGAAAGTCGGTGATTTTGCGCTTAAAACCGATATTCCGACCGTTCCTACCAACTATGTAACAACGGACACTAAACAAGATATTACAGGCGAGAAAGCCTTTAAGAACACAAATGGGTTAAGCACTAACCGTATTAATAATTTAAGCGGAAATGCGGTGTATGACTTTGACGGCACTAATGTGCGCCTTGGCTCGGTTTCATCGCCCACCCATATTAGGGGCAGTGAAACGCGCCCGAAATACGAAATGCCGAGTGGCACTGCTGGCGAAACCGTTAAAAAGGATATTGCCCTTGTAGAAGATATTGTCAATACAACGGTAAAAAATGCGGTAAATGCGGTTACTGCACAAACGGCAGGTAAAGTTGGACATCATTTGAGCGTTTCTGGAATGGATTTAGACAGCGGCTATTCGGAAAAGTTCGTTAAGTTTGACGGCGAGGCTGACCGCGATTTGTCATTTAATTATGACTTTGTCTTGACAAAAATCACGTCCAACGGTTCTGTAAGTTTACGCCCTACTGGTGTGGCGGCTGGCTCATATTCCGCAGTAACTGTTGACACAGCGGGTCGAGTAAAGGCAGGTGGCAAGTCGGTTGAGTGGGGTACTACGGGGCAGACCGCACCGAGTGATGACCTTATGGTGGGTGGACTTTTCTTTCAATTACAATAAACAATTAGGGGGTATGCAGTATGGCAACCTATAAACCTATAAGGAAAACGGCG